GGGTCGCTTGTTCCTGTCATCCTGTAGCTTGCCACATACCTCTGCATCCATGAGGATGTTCGCGCTACAGGCAATGTGTGCCAGATGCGTGATACCGGATTCAGGGTCCAGAGATTCACCGTCACGCCATGCGTTAAGGTGGCGGAGGATCGCGTTGACGTAAGTGCTGGCGCACACGCCAGTCTCGCGCCAGTTCCACGGACCGTACTTGTCTGCGCCCAACTTGTGGACCCATGAAGTCTGCTCCATTGCATACGGCGGGACTAATCCCAATGGGGCTTTAAGGGAGCCCGCTTGCCCTTTGGGGTCATTGTATTGTGTTTTCATTTAGTGTGTCTATTTTCTGTTTGTATTCTGCTGCCTTATCAAATTTTCCTTCTTCGATTGCTGTGTCGTGCATCTTCAGCAGTTCTGCAAAAGTAAATTCCCTCTGCTTGCGAAAGATATCGTCGAAGTTATTTCTGAACGCTTCGCCGTCTACGTGACGGGGAAGATCTCCTTTTCCTGCTCCAGTTCCAAATGACATCGTATATTGTGGTTAAGACTTCAGTCAAAATAATCGTAGCCCAATAAGAGTAAAGAAAAAAGTTTGAAAATTTACGCGCCATGGATTGCCTCCAAATTTCCAGTCTTGATCCGTATTGCTTTCATCACGTGCTCTTCGATAGTTCCGGCGGCGACTAGCACCTTTTGTAGCGCGTCTGACTTTGCTCCGTTGCGGTGTATCCGGCCCAATACTTGCAGGTAGTCCTTAGCATTGAACGTGGGGCAGATGAGGGAGATGCGTGGGCGGACTCCGTTGATGTCATGCAGCGATAGACCAGTACCACCAGCGGCGATATTGACTACAATGCAGTTAGCTTTGTCGCTTTGGAAGTCATCGATTGCCTGTTGTCTCTGAGTCGCTGTCTGGTTTCCGTCGATTTTAGGACAGTTTAAAAGTCCAATAAGAGCATTTAAACTATCCGTAAAGTTGACGAATATCACAACGCTGTTTCCGCCGTCGATGAAATCCTCCGCCATCTCAGCGATGTCTGGCACTTTGAAGGACTCTGCCAGTTGGCGGGCTTTGAGGATATTGACCAGCACATGTTCGCTATTTGCTACCGTACCATTCAGTATGTATTCGTCGATAATCGCTGGCGTGAGACCCAATTGTTCATAAGCTTTATCGATCTTCTTCAGATCTTTGAATTCAGTCGGCTCGACGAAAACACGATTGTCACGGAAGCTATCTGGAAAATCTGCTGGCGTCAGCTTGTTGCAGTTTACTCCGTACATTGTGTGTCGGAGCGGAGCCAGCTTTATTTTATTCGCCAGCTTCCAGCCGCCCCAATCGTCCTGATAGCAGCCGTATTTCATCATCCAGCTGTACCAGCTAGTCAGTCCGTTCTCTGGCTTGTTGAGCGAGTGTAGCCCCAATAGATATCCCAATGCCCGCATCTCAGTAGGGTCTTCAGCGGCAGTGGCGGACATGCCGTGTACGGCGTACTTCTGCTGTACTAGTGCGATTACGAGTTGGGCGTTTAGCGTGTATGGTCCTTTACACTTGTGGATCTCGTCCACAAGGACCAGTGTGTCGGCTGGTAGTGACCAACGCATGATCTTCTTACCAGCTTTGGACATCCATTTCGTCTTGCCCCCACGGATCTTCTCGAAGTTCGTTACGAACAACGGCGTTATTCCGTGTGTCTTAAACTCACGCTCCCATGATGGGATAACCGCTTTCGGGCAAAGTACAGCGACAGGCTTTCCCAAATCTCTGGCCAAATGGACTGCGACCACTGTCTTACCCGTACCGACACTAGAACTATCAAGAGTATTAACTCCGTTCTTGTGACAGCAAATAAAGAACTCTTTCGCATCGCTTTGTTTTGGGAACAGTGTTTTCATTCGAGGAGTCACTTACTCGATGGTTCGGAGTAAGTCCAGAAAAAAATTGAAAAATCTTTCTAGTCCTCTGAAATAGCGTCTTCTGGATCGGCCCACGACATGAAGGCGGGAGTGTTCTCTCCGACCCATGCGCCCTCCACGTTGTAGTAGAAATATTCGATGGCGTCCTCTTCCGTCATTTCGCGTTGCAAGATCTCAAGGCATTTCTCAAAACTGTAAACGGCAAAGGGCTTGCCGAACTGGCGGGCGATTCCCATGAACGCTTCTTCAAAGCCGTCAGCAAGGATGACTTCTTCTTCGTCGTCAAGGCACTGTTCAAGTGTAGATGCAATGTCCATAAGATTACTTTCTTTTAAGTGGTGAAACTTTTGCGCCCATTCCGACACGGGCTTTTTCCAAAATTTTGCGTTTCTTTTCTGACGCTGACATTTCATTCGCCGTCTTTGGCGTATCGCCAGAAACTCGTTTTGTTGGGCGGCAGTATTCTGTTTTCTCTCCAGCGCCGCAAGGCTTGCCTGTTTTCTGGTCAACCCACTTCTCGCGCTCCCAACGCTTCAGGCTGGTTCCGGCTTTCGTTTTCTTGACATTGCCCGATCCCTTTCGGCATTTGGCAATTGCTTGTGAAGCGCGAGCAGACGGGAATACGTCGTACTGCGCCTTTACTTTTTTGTAGCAACTATCTTTTGGCATAACGTTGTCTAGTGTATTGCGCTATGAGGAAAGCGTCAACTATGCCGTCATGCGGCACAGTGCAGCGGTTGTTCTTGCGCCAGTCCTCATCTGGAGCAAGTTCTTGCGCCTTCTTTAGCGCGAAGACTTTTGTCTGCGACTTAGGCACTTTGCCCAACAAAGACTTTTGCCAGTCCAATACTTGAATAGGCTTTACTTCAAGTTCATGCGACTCGCACATGCCCATAATCTTGCCGAACGAAATGCCCATCGAGCGCATCGCTTGTGAGGACTTCGCGTGTTTCAATGGTTCCTCAATCCCGATTAAGGGTACAGTGTGCAAGTCAGTGATCCAGTTGTAAATAGTACGTGTATCGACTTCGCGCTTCCCAACACGTTCAAAGGTTGGCATCGCAAACTTGTCGATGACGGAACCATCGTGCGCCGATATAGCACACAGCCCGCCGTCGAGTCCGTTGTCGATGCCGATAATCATTTCATTTCATCTTCAGTTTCTGATTTATATTTTTTAGCTACTTTGAGGGCTGCTTCCTGAAGCTTTTTATTCGTGTCTACTTTCCGTTTAGCGTGGATCACAGTAGAATGGTCACGATTAAATAGGGTCGCTATTTCTGCTAGAGTACAATCCATCAGAATCTTCATAAGCGACATCGCCACATGGCGAGCATTTGATATTCTCGCTGATCGGTCACGACTAAACAGAGTCTCTGGATCACAAGAAAACTCATGCGAGACTAAAGCCAAAATCAAACTTTGATTTTCTTTGTTGAAGCGTCTGTCCATTAGCGGTTTAAATTGTCAATGATATCTGCACGAACTAAAACTCCATCACCATTCTCAGGCACATGGATTGTGTCATTTTTAGATAGCGTTTGTAAAAAGAATACTTCTTTAGGGGTGTAAGGAAATGTTCTATAGAACAGCCCATCTAGTTGCTTCACGTCAAACGTGAAGTCATTTCTTGGAAGGTTTTTCTTTACTAAAGAAGTTGGATTATATTCAGGAATTACGTGCTTAAACATATTAGGATTCTACATCAATTATTGTTGGTTTCATTTTAGTCGCTGTGCCATTTCCACGATCTGCTTTTGAATTATTCAGGATGGAAATGTCAATATGCATTTTACTTTGACCGCCACCGCTCTTCGAGTTGAGCCCCAAATTGCGGCGTATTAACTGGTCTAGTTCTGAAAGTTCCCGAACTGTTTTCGGCCCTTTCAAATTCTTCATAGAGTCGCGCAACAACTTGATTCCAGCGGCAGCAATGTAGTGCTGGTATTTGTCGGCTGGAGTTGACTGCGCTTCTGCGATGTCCATTAATGCGGAATCCTCTGCAATACGGGCATCGTGTTTGGCGAGACGAATTGCGTCCTCTGTATATCCGTCAAGATTGTCCTCAAGATCTACAGCCAACTGGTCTGTGTAGACGTCAGCTACTGGCTTTTCAACGACTTGTTTTTTCTTTGGTTTAGTAAAGCCATTCTTTTGGGCGGGTATTCCCGCCTTCTTAAACCAACGACGAATTGTGCCCGCATGGACATTGAGTTCTTTGGCGATCGTCTTGATCTTGTAATCTTTGGCATGCATCTCCAGTGCTCTTTTCAGCACTAGATTTTCAGTTTCTGAGTCGTCGTTCATTGGATGTTGACGATTTGTTTAAAGCACGTAAGATGCTCGCGCAAGTAAAAAATGAGTACTACAGCAGAAAAAAGTAAAAAATTGTTGGAGCCACGGATCGATCCGACAACAAAGAAGATGGATGTCGGCGGTCTTTTGATCCCACCCACTAACTTAATTACAGCACTTTTGTACGGGTTTGCGAACCACACGAACGCAAAAGCGAAGGAATTTTATTTCTGGAGATGCTGCGATGAACTCTGGAATAATCCCGAAATGCCTGAACCTCTGATGATTCGGCATCCGTGGGCGGAAGAAATGATCCGCGCAGCGATACGCAATAAATATCTGGCAATCGGCGGTTCCGCTAGTTCCGGTAAGTCCCACACGATGGCGGCGTGGGGCATCATCAACTGGTTGTCGGAGCCACAGGACACGCTGGTCATGATGACCAGTACTACACTACGAGAAGCCAGACGCCGTATTTGGGGTTCTGTCATCTCGCTCCTAACAGTGATTCAGGAAGCACCGTGCAAGATTCGGGATTCAATCGGAAGCGTAGCCTACGTCAACGAGAACGGGGATCTGATCGAACGGGCGGGCCTAATGCTGATCGCTGCTGAAAAGAGCAAGACTCGCGAAGCTGTGGGCAAGTTCATCGGTATCAAGCAGAAGCGGGTCATCGTAATCGCGGACGAGCTTTCCGAATTGTCGGAGGCTATTCTCCATGCTGGTCTGACAAACTTGTCGAAAAACCCGTTCCTCCAGATGATCGGGATGTCCAACCCCAACAGTCGTTTCGACGCGTTTGGGGTATGGGCGGAGCCGAAAAGTGGTTGGGAGTCAGTAGATACTAATACGGCGGACAATTGGGACACGAAGTGGAATGGCCATTATTTGAGGTTGGACGGCGAACGCTCGCCCAACATTCTAGCTGGCGAGACACTCTATCCATGGCTCCCTACTGAGGAAAAGCTGGCAGAAGACAGAGCCCTTTTAGGGCAGGAGTCCAGAGGCTACATGCGGATGGTACGGGCTGTGTTCTTTGACAGCGACGAAACACAGGGAATCTACAGCGAGTCAGAGATCGCGTCCAGCAAGTCGATGAGCAAAGTCGAGTGGGCTGCGAAGCCACTATTAGTGGCGGGACTAGATCCGGCGTTCACAAATGGCGGAGACAGGACGATCCTCTACACAGCCAAAGTCGGATATAATAAGGGGGGTCACTACGTACTGGAATTCGACGAGGCGATCCACTTAAACGACGACGCCACTAATAAGGCGGTTCCACGTACGTACCAGATCGTGCGCCAGATCAAGGACCACTGCGTCCGCAAGGGCATCCTGCCAGAGAATGTGGCGGTCGATGCCACTGGTGCTGGCGCACCGTTCTGTGACGTTCTAGCTGGCGAGTGGTCGCCATCGATCTTCCGTGTGAGTTTCGGCGGAAAGCCCTCTGACAAGCGGGTCAGCGCAAACAGCAAGCTGACGGGCGAAGAACTCTACGTGAACCGTGTATCCGAACTCTGGTTCGTGGGCAAGGAACTGATGCGAACTAAACAGGTGTTTGGAATCTCTGCCGATCTGGCACAGGAGATCTGCGCCCGAAACTACGATCTGGTCAAAGGCGGTTCCCTCAAAGTGAAGATCGAATCGAAGCCAGAGTTCAAATCCCGTTTCGGGAGGTCGCCTGACTTAGCGGACGCAGCCTTTCTTGCGCTGGACTGCGCCCGTCAGCGGTTAGGTCTAGTGGCGGTCGAGCCACCGAACGATGATGCGGGTACAGGATTCAGGAGACAGGTTACGATTTCAGGGCTCAGGCAAGCTTTGACGGTGGACTCAATCGACTAAATCCAAACGACCGTTTGATTTTGCATTTGGGCAAAGTAAAAAGTCTTTTATAATGATGGAATTCATTAAGCGGGGCTTAATGAATGACAAAGCTAGAAAACACTTTTATATATCTTGTATGAAAAATTCTTGACTTATTTGATTTCTGTCCGTTCAAATATTGACATTTTTGGCGGGTAGAGTAAAATCCAGCTGTATGGCTACCTCACGATTTAAGCGGCTACCTTCAGGACAGATTCAGTATATGGGCGAGAAGTACGCCGGATTCAATAAGCCGAAGAAAGCACCTGCTGGCTCGCCAAAGAAGTTCGTGGTTTTGGGTAAGGAAGGTGATAAAGTCAAAAAGGTTTCGTTTGGCGCGAGAGGCTACGAAGATTTCACCCAACACAAAGACCCCAAAAGGCGGGCCAATTTCCGTTCGCGCCACAATTGCCAGACGGCAAACGACAAAACGACCGCTCGCCATTGGGCTTGTAAATACTTGTGGTGATAGTGTGTTGACACTTGTTTCGATTTAATTTAGAGTTGCGTCATGGCTAACGGCACACCAACAAGCTACAATCAAGACACTACACTTGACCCATTATTAGCTGATTTCTTAAAGAGGACACTGCCTGTAAAACCATCACAGCGCGGCACACCTACACCATCCGCGACTACACCATCCGCGACTACACCATCCGCGACTGCACCAGCTTTACCTGCTCCAGCCACTGAATTTAAGCCGTTTCCACCGCTGCCTACTGGATCGTATTTTGATCAAGCGGCTGCTTCAGAGCGTAGTAAACTCCAAACAACTGCCCCACAAATGGAGTCGGATGCGAAGAAGAGAGAAGAAGATGCTAAAAGAGAAGCTGAGAGAAAAGCAGAGGAAGAGAAAAAGCAAAGGGATCGAGCAAATTTTTCCGCTATTAAACGCGGCGAACGTGCAGACACGATATTAGCTGGAAATATAGCTAATAAGGCTTTTGGTGGGCGTCCCGATGCTCCAGTTAATCCCAATTCACGGAGAATTTCTCCAGCCAGTACGGAACAGCGGCAATATGATATTACAAAAAGATTGCTGTTTAATGCCGCGCAAGAGAGGCGTCGCGAAATCAATCAATAATTTTAAAGAATCACCATGGCTGAATTTTCATATGAATCTGATATCGCCCCGATGCGTGGCGGTAATTTTTATTCTGGAAGCGTTCCAGTCGGCAGTGACTATCAGCGTTTTTTGACCATGAAATCATTGGTCAATAAAGACTCAAGAAACCGAATCCAAGAATTGGAATTTGAAAAAACAAGACTTCAATTAGAGGCAGCTAAACGCGAGACTCGTCAGCAAATCGAGGCTGAGAACCTTTATCCTAAGATCTCCGAACGCATAACGGGAATCCTGAACGATCAGACTAAAGATCCTGTGACGAGGGTTACAGAGCTTGAGAAAGCCCGAACAGAATTTGGTGCGGCCACACTTGCCAATCCTGCGATCAACAATATCTTCAACGCTGCTTCCTCTGCGATTACTGTTAAGGACCAACAGGAATCACAACGAAATGCTCTTGCGGCGAACCTCACACAATTGGGGCAACCGGAAGCAGTTAAGGCATTGTTCGGCGGTAACGTCGATTCTGGATCTGCAAAGCAATTCTTTGACTCTGCCACAGCTATCGGCACAGAAAAGAAAAAGGAAGAAGAGCTTTCCAAAAATGCCGCCTTCCAAAAACTTCAGGCGGAGCAACAAACACAACTTCGCAAAATTGATCTTGATATCCTTAAAGGACATGAATCCGCTCTCCGCTCGATGGCTCCAAAAGAATTGGGCGACGACGCATTTATTGCTGCGATCAAATCTGGAACTGCTCCAGAAAAAGTTGGGGCGACTCCGCAATTTAATCCAATTCAAGTAATCCAATTGAAGGAAATGATGCTTGATCTTAACCCATCATTGCAGTCTAATCCTGAACAACTTGATGCAGTCCCGCCTGAAGAAATCTATAAGTACGCATTTAGGGCACTGTCTCGTAAACGCAAAACATATTTCCCATCTACTACAACGTCAACAAAATCTCTGTTTGAAGAATAACAACTAACTAATACACATATGTCACAGTTTGACTTTCTCCTGAGTGAGAAACCCCAACAAGAACTCCTCCCCTATTCACAATGGTCAGAGGGTAATCAAATCGCAGATCCAGTCGAGAGCCGTAAGGAATATGCGGACTATCTCCGTTCAACTAATCTAGACAACGGAACATATGACGAGACTGTAGAGAATGAAATTAGGGAGGGTCTATATGAGTCAGTTAAGAAAACCGGACAAATTGATCCAGAAGATGAACTAGCGAAACAAGCTCTGTTTCAGACAAAGCCTGTCTCAATTGATGAACAACTTAAAGACGCTGAAAATACTCTCCCCACTTCATCACCAGATTGGGAAGCGGTAACTAAATATCGCGCATTCAAACAAACGCTTGCGGACAATCCAGATGCAGTAGAATCTTTTAAAGCCTCTGGAGAAGAGTATCGAGTAGCTGCTGAAGAAGCATTGTCTAGAAGTTACGACGATGTACTCAGATCAAAAATCCGCAATAATGAAATCCCATTTGCAAAAGTAACGGGTGAAGATGGCAAAACACAAATTATCGCCAGTGATCTTGCAACTAAACTTCCACTGAAGGACGCAATCAAGCAGTCCAAAAATGCTGGAGTTGGTCTTGCGGACGCCTATTGGGCACAGCAAGAATTAAAAACTCAGGAAGGCTATACTGTCCCGAATTATAAATTGAAGCGGATTGGCGAAGCCGCTTCGATGATTGAGACTCTCGCAAAAGAAGACGACGATGTTAAGTCAAGCGTTGATGGATATGCGCGTAGGCTCGCTCGCACTGAGTATGATTTTGGCGATGTAGCTGGAGAGATGTTCGACGCAGCTGGACAGACTATTGTCAATTTTGCTGGCAGAGTAATGGGCAAAGGTAAAGAGATCGATGCGAAAGAGGCGTTCCAGAAGAAGTCTGACGCAATCGCGCAGTCTGAATTTTCTTCTACTGCGGAATCCATCGCTAGAAAACTTAATACAAGTGGAGCCCTTCGAGAAAGCGAAGCCTTCACAGTTGGTGAAGTCCAACAGGCGATGAATGAAATCGGTCTGCGTACGGCTTCTAATAAAGGGTACTTCCAATTCCACGACGGAGCAGAAGAAATTGGGAAGAATATCCGCAATTATGGTATTGGACTTCCAGTCGCCTCTCCAGCGTTGATGGCGAACAAAGAAAAATTTGATCAAGCACTTGCGGCTAGAACAGATATTTCTGACACAATCAAAAAACAAATGGAGGGACAACGCCAACAGTTCCTCGATAAACAATTTCCTGAGATCAGTGATCTTCTATCCCGTACAGATGTTGGTGATGAGTGGCAGAATGAACTCCAGAAAGCTAGAGCTGCTGGACAAAAGGATAGACAAACTCTGGAAACCTTTTTGTCGAATCCTGATAACTACAGCGAGTTCGCCCAACGGGCAAAAGGAGTTGGCATGTCCATCATCGATGGTTTCGGGCAACTTGCCGCTGCTTTGCCAGCAATATTAGATGTAGAATTCGCACAAGATTATCTGTCTAACGTCGCCCAACAGACTTCAGATAGGCGTGAACTCGCCAATTTGTTTGGCGTCGATATGGGCGTTACTCAAGAAGTTGCAGAGTCACTTTCACCTATGCTGGTCGATATGACCGCTAGTACTATTCTAGCAGCACTTACCTCACCAGTTGCTGGTATTGGTGGAGCTGGATATCTTGCAGCAAAACAAGGAGCCCGCCTTACTGTTAAAGGTATCGCGAAAGGACTTGTTAGTAATGTGTTCAAGCCATTAGCTGGAGAATCTATCGAAGCTGCTGGTAAAAGACTAGTTGCTGAAGGTCTTATCAAACAGTCTGTCAAAGACGGCGGCGTTAATGGCGCGATGGCAGCGATCAATGGCTATAGCGGGCAACTTGCTAATAGGCTCAACATCACTGCGACATCTTTCATACCAGCGGCTAACCGTTCTATGGGAGCTTCTTACGGGGCGATGTTCAATCAACTCCAGAAAGATCCTAACCTTACGCGCGAAGAAGCTCACGAACGCGCATTAGGTGGAGCTATTACAAGCGGCATTGTGACAGGCTTGATTACTTCTGCCTTCTCTGGTTTCGGTAAAGGTGGTCTTGAAACTGCGCTCACTAGAGGTCTCTCTTATCGAGAGATGAAAACTATCTTTAGCCGTCTGTCTAATTCAGCGGACAACATCCCAAATAAAGTATTTAATGACGTAATCAAGACATCTCTTAAAGATACCTTTAAGAAATACGGTTATGCCAGTATCGGAAAGAATATCTCAAAAGAAGCATTTGATGAAGGTACTGAAGAAGCACTCGACCAATTCGTAAACAGCTTCGTTCAAGATGCTACATTGAACGAGAACACTTCAATGCTGGAACGGCTCAATCAAACCTTCCACGCTTTTGTCATCGGCGGAGTAATGGGCGCGGGAGTTCCTGCGATTCAATCTGTAAC